AATTTCTGTTGATAGGCAGTATGCTAAGAAAACTCAAAAATCTATTGTTTTAAGATTAGAAGAAGTTCGGGAAGAAATCTATAAGTTAGCTGATAAAGAGTTTAACATTTCTTCAACTCAACAGATTGGGGAAATGTTTAATACATTAGGTATAGAGTCTCCTGTGAAAACTCCTAAAGGCAGAGATTCTTGGAATGAATTAGCTCTTGTAAATATTAATCACCCCTTAGCTGGATTGATTAGACAGTACAGGACTTTGGAGAAACTAAACTCTACATATATAGAACCTTATCTAGAGTCCGATATTATGCACACCTCGTTTTGTAACTGGGGAACTTCAACAGGACGACTATCTTCAAGAGATCCGAACTTACAGAACATTCCAAGAAATCATTTTAAACTCTCAACACTACCTTTAGATGCCGAACTTAAAAGTAGTATTCAACAAAGAATTGCTGCCATAGTATCTTCTAAAGGACAGACTGCTATTGAGACTTTATCTGATGAAGTATTACAAACTTGGACTTTCATTGGTGATGAATCTTTTGATGATTCCGATAAAAACCAATTAGCTATCAGAAGATTATTTGTTCCACGAAAGAATCATACTTTGGTTAGTTTTGACTATTCTCAAATGGAAGTTCGTGTGTTTTTGAGCTATTTCAGAAATGATACAATTGATGAACTATTGAATCGTGATAATGTAGATTTCCACGGTGAAGCAGCTAAGTTAGCTTTCAATGTTAGTGAGAATGAGAAAGATTTCAAATTTTATAGGCAATTAGCTAAGGCTATAACTTTTGGAACTATTTATGGTATTGGGAATAAAAAGCTTTCTGAGCAATTGGGAACAACTCCTAAAGAAGCTGGGGCCTATAAGAAAAGGTATTTTCAAGGCTTAGAGGGTTCTAAAGATTTCTTTGATAAAGCTACAGAAAAGGTTGCTTTACGTGGATGGATTAAAAATAGATATGGTAGAAGATACGTTATCCCAAGTCAGTTTGCTTATAAGGGTGTAAATTATCTGGTTCAGGGAACGTCAGCAGATCTACTTAGTGAGAGAATGATTGAGATAGATAAATATCTAGCTGATAAAAAGAGCCATGTTCTTTTACAGGTTCATGATGAAATCATATGTGAAATTCATGATGAGGAATTAGATATACTTCCAATGGAAATCAAGAAGTTATTAGAAACTAATTCCTTAGATATACCTTTGAAAGTGGACATGGAAGTTTGTTCCCCCTCCTGGGCTACAAAAAAAGATTTTGAATCTGTAGATACAGTATCAGATCTTTTAGAAAGCGTTGATTGGGACGCTGTTCCAATAGTCGATAACGAATATATAGATTGGAGTTAGACATGGCAAAAGTTAGTGTACATTTAGGTTTTACTTTTAGGGTAGGGGATTTGGCAACAAATCAGTATGGGAGAATTGATTTATCAATAGATCAGATAGATACTGATTTAAATATTGAAGAGCAATTAGATACCTCTAAAGACGCTGCAGAGAAGGTTTGGAATGTTATTAGAGGTCAAGTTGATGAGAAACTTGAAAATATGCTTGATGAGGCTAATTAATGAAGAATAATGCTGACGAGGCTATAGCCCAACTTTTAAAAAATGATAAGTTAAACATTCAATTAGGGGACTCAGAAAAGTTTGGGTACAGTCGAATACCTTTTCAGATACCTGCATTAGATCAACTAACAGGTGGGGGTATCCCAAAGAAACGAATGACTCTGATTTATGGACCTACTAATGTTGGTAAGAGTTATTTAGCTAGTCAGATAGTTGTAAATGCTCAAAGAGCTGGTGGAATAGCTGCGTGGATTGATACTGAGTTATCATGGGATGCTGAGTGGAGTGCTAAGTGTGGAATTGATACCAGTAAAATCCTAGTTTCTCAACCAACTAATGGAGAAGAAGCTCTCGATATAGTTCGTACTCTTATGCAAAATGGTGTTGATGTTATTGTTCTTGATAGTATTGCAGGACTTGTTCCTACAGCCGTAGCAGAAGAAGAATTTTCTTATAATCCCATAGCTTGGCAAGCACGTTTTGTTAATTCAGCCTTACCAAAACTATTACCTAATCTTCAATACGGTAGTGCTTTTGTTGCCATTAATCAGGTTAGAGCTTCTATGGGTCCAGTTGCTTTAGATAATATGCCAGGAGGTTTAGCACAGTCATTCTTTTCCCACTTTTTATTACAGGTAAGAAGAAATGGGTGGATAAAAGAAGGAAAAGATAATGTAGGTTTTGACATGGAAATACGACTTAGAAAGACAAAAGTCGGTGGTGAGAACTGGAAGTCTGCTATAGTTCCTTTTAGAGTAGATGGTGGCATTGATGTTACTGAAAGTTTTATTAGGGAAGGTATAGAACGTAAACTAATTACCCAAGCAGGTCCTTGGTATTCTTATAAAGATAATAAGGTTATGGGAATGAATGGGGTAAAAAAGCTCTTTATCGAGCAAGCTACTTTATTTGAGGATCTAAAAAGTGAACTTAACTCCTAAAGATTATACTGACCAAGAAAAATTAATTGCACAAGAATTGGGGGAATTGGGGTTTCGTTATGCTGAACAGTATCTCTTCTTTCCTTATACAGTAGATTTCTATGTTCCTGAATTGAAACTAGTTATTGAAGCAGACGGAAAATATGGGCATCTTAAAAAGCGAGATACAAAAAGAGATCTAAAGCTATCCTATAATAATGAGATTGAGTATATTTTACATATAAGTGCTTTGACAAAATCTGGTGTGAAGGAGACATTATGGCAGGGATTAAACAAATTAGAAAAAAGCAAGGTGTAAAAAATATAGTTATTTCAGCAAAGTCCGATGAATGGTTGATGGAAACTATAGATGAATATTTAACTGGAGTCATGCACCCACCTAGGAGTGGGGTTTTTCACCCCTCTACATTGAGTAATCCATGCGATAGATCTGTATGGCTCATCTATCATGGAAAAATGATTGCGACTCCATTAGAACCACATGTGCAGAGAATTTTTCAAAATGGTAACTTTCTAGAGCAGCGAGTGGAGAAATGGTTCCAGAATTTGGGAATATTAGTAGGTCGAGAAATTCCAGTTCGATTTGATGTTCCAGCAATCTCAGGACGTATAGACTTTCTGATTAAGCATTCGACTTATGGAATTACCCCAATTGAATTGAAATCTATTAATACATCAGGTTTTACAAAATTAAGAAGTCCTAAACCCGAGCATGAGATGCAGCTACAGATGTATTTGAATATGGCTCGATATGACATTGGTACAGTCCTATACGAAAATAAGAATGATCAGAAAATCAAAGCTTTTTTTGTTGAGAGAGATGAAAAAGAATGGCAAGCTATACTTAGCCGTTGTGCAAATATTCAGAGTATGACTGAAGCACCAAAACAATGTACTGGTGCTTATTGGTGTTCTTGTAGAAAGGTAAAAGACATTGAGTGAAGTTGGATTTAAAAAAGAGAATATGTTGAAGTATTTGAAGTTTAAGGTTACTTTTACTGGGGCAGATGATAAAACTGATCCAATGAAGTTAATAGAGATATCAAAAGCTTATCCTTTTGTTGAATGGGGAATTTTATTTCCTTCTCATGGGGTTTCAAGATTTCCCTCTGAATCCTGGGTTAAAGAATTAGTAGATTTATCTAAAAAAGAGTGGTCAATAATAAATCTTTCTGCCCATCTGTGTGAACCTTGGGTAGAGGACATTATCAAAGATGGTGATCATCTATGGTTTATTCAGGATTATCTAGGTAAAGAGGTTTTTGATTCTTTTAATCGTGTACAATTTAATTTTCATGGTATGCCTTATCAATTGTTAGATCCTAAATTATCCGAAAAGCTTCAAAAATTTCCAAAAAAAGAATTTATTTTCCAAGCTGATACTTTGAATACTTGGATTGGTGAAAGTGTTGATGCTCCCAATACCTCGGTATTGTTAGATAATTCTCATGGAGCTGGTGTTTTTTCTAATAATTGGAAAACATTTAATAAACCTTATGGGTATGCTGGTGGATTAAACATTGATACATTGCCTGTAGCTATTGATGAATGGAGAACTCAAAACCTTGGTATGGAATGGATTGATATGGAAACTGGTGTAAGAAATAATGGAGAGTTTTCAACTGCAATGGTTACTGAAATTCTTGAGTATTTAACTACAGAGGGGTACATATATAGTGGAAAAAAGAGAAACTAAATGGACACCTATGAAAGCTTTGGGACGGGCCCAAAAAGAAATTGATGCCCTAGGGCTTCCTAAATTCACTGTTGATTTGTCAGAAAGACCTGAACTAGAATTTTCTAAATTAACTAATTACGATAATAAAGATTTGGAAAACTTTTTGACTATGTATGGTGGTTATAAAGGTTACTTAGAAACTAAGGTTTCAGATATTGAAGCTGTTGTTGGGGCTTTAGATGCAGCTTTTACAGAGGGTTTTAATACCGCTTTGTTTAGAGTAGCTAAAGAATATGAAGATGATGGTAGAAAGAAACCTACTAGAGAAGAGCTTAGGGGAGAGATTCTATCTAAGTTTGAATCACTAAGAGAATTGAGAAGGGATCTCATAGAACAACAGGCATTATTAAAGAAGACAGCTGGGCTACTTAGTACGTATACCACTGCCTATAACACGGTTAGTCGTGTTGTAGCACTAAGAACGTATGGTACACAAGCATGAGATATTTGGGATTAGATTGTTCTAGTTTAGCTGTTCATGGTGCTATTATTGATGAAGAAGAACAATTAATCTCACTTCATAAATGGGGTAGCAAAGAGAAAAAATTTGATGATAGATTCCCTGAAATTTTTACAAAATTTTCGGAAGATCTGAGTAAAATAAAAGTAATAGATTCAGCTGCAATCGAGGCAGCTATTTTTATTCAGAACCCTAAATCGACTATAGCTATAGCAAATGTTGCTGGAGCAGTCTTAGGATTTCTGGTTACTTCTAAAATACCTACGGTATTTATAGATAATAGACATTGGAAAAAGTTTATCTTGGAAAAAGGGAACGCTAGTAAGGAAGATATTAAAAAATTCGCTATAGAGAAGTGGGGAGATATCTTCCCTGAGCAAGACTATGCAGATGCAGCTTGTGTAGCTCTCTGTAATAAGAGGAGGTCCTAGTATGGTATTAGGCGGTGGTTTACAAAAAGTCGGTGGCAATAGTAAGAAATTTTATTTTATAGATGGGAAAGGAGAACGCCCAAAGAGGGATTACGAGGATAAGTTTCCAGAAGGACTCCCAACTCTAGAAGATGTAAAAGAAGCTCTTGGAGTTGTGGTTTGGTGCAAGTTCTTTCATTGT